AACCGCACAAGAGAATTATGTTTATTGTACCAAGCAAGGGGATTTTCGAGAAATCGGTGTGGCGCCTGCTTCCACCACCGAGAAAGGAAATCGTGGGGCTGCAGCGATAGCGGAAAGATGGGAATTGGCAAAATCAGGAAAGTTCGAAGAGCTTCCCCCAGAGAACATTCGGATGTACGAGTACATTCGGATAAAGTATCTTCCGAAGCCACCGGATTTGGAAGGGGAACTTCAGAATCTTTGGATTTTTGGCAAAAGTGGATCTGGGAAGAGCCGATGGGTACGGACGAAACATCCTGAACATTATTCAAAACCGTTGAATAAATGGTGGGATGGTTATGATGGACAGGACGTTGTAGTTTTGGATGACGTAGATCCTTCTCACGGCAAATGGTGTGGGTATTTTTTAAAAATTTGGGCGGATCGTTATACGTTTAATGCAGAGGTTAAAGGTGGCAAAATTGAAATAAGACCTAAAATTGTTATTGTGACATCTCAATATACAATAGAGGAATGTTTTAATGAAGCACGTGATGTTGAGGCATTAATGCGTAGGTTTAAAATTACGAATATAGAAAGTTTAACTTTTTTTTCATAATTTTAAAAAACGAAGATTTTACGTTATTTTCGCTGTGTAATTAACTCAATATTTCATTTTTTTACTTTCAATGTCTAGCACTAAACGTAACAGAAATGATGATTCTGGTAATTACAGCACTGCTCGGAAACGTGCTATGGCTATTAGCGCTAAAATTAACGGTAAATTTCCTTACACAGATTATGGAATAGCACACATTAAAAGGGGTAGTGATTATTCTCTTCGAGATTTTGGAGCTACATATAAGGACGCTTCCGATCAGCAGAAACAGATGAGAAGAGAATTAGGATACTACGGAAGAGGTAAATACAATTTGTTATCAGCAGGGGGTAGACGTGCAGCTGCTAGGAATATGTTTGGGAAAACTTTAACTAGCGCTGTCGAGTCTAGAGCCACTAATGCAGCTTTAGGCTTTATTGGCAGAGGATTATATATGGGCCGTGGCGCATATAATAATCTTGTGACAGGTGGTGCTGCTGATATGTCTACAGGAACAGTTCCAATGATGAATTCAAGGAACGATGAAACAGGTGCTGTTACTGTATCTCATAGGGAGTATGTATCGGATATTTTCGGGCCTGGTATTCGCGACGGCGATCCAGTACCGTTTGATAACATATCATATCCTTTAAATCCTGGTATTCAAAACACATTTTTGTGGCTATCACAGATAGCACAAAATTTTGAAGAGTATGAATTTAAACAGTTGTTGTTTCATTATAGATCCACAACATCTGAAGCCACTAATAATACCTCTGGACAAGTGGGAACTTTAATTATGGCTACCAATTATAATTCCTCAAATAATAAGTTTTATGATAAACAGTCAATGATTGAATATGCGCACGCACATTCGTGTAGAATTACTGAACACATGACGCATGGTGTAGAGTGTGATCCAAAAAAAAATGCATTGTCTGGTTTATTATATGTAAGATCGAGTCCTGTGGTAACAGGTCAGGATTTGAAAACTTATGATTTAGGTTTATTTCAAGTTGCGATAGCAAATTGTCCATCGCAATATAATGGTTATCCTATTGGTGAACTATGGGTTGAATATGTAGTAGAGTTACGTAAACCTAGATTGTTTGTATCAAGGGGTTTGGAAATTGACAATGACCAATGGGTTGGCAAAATCGAAGCTGAAGCCAACACTGGTCAAATATTTGGTATTTTAAACGGAGAAAGCCAGATATTGACTGGGCAACAGAATAATATTGGATGTAAGTTAAAATACACCACTGATGATACAGCTCATTCGTCAATTCTTGAAATTGTTTTTCCTGCGAGTTACGTCGGACCTTTGGAGATTAAAATTGAAATTTCGTCAGAAACTGGAAGTAATTATTTGACAAAGAGTCCAGACGGATTCTCGTTGTTTGGCAATGTAAAAGAATTGAGAGATATGCTTCATTATAGTGGTTATAATTGGATATTTTTATCACCATATGATTTAACTACGAGAACTATAGCTGGAGGTGGACAAAGAAATCCCAATCTTATTGTTTTATTACACGTGTATACGACTACGGCTACGTACGGAATAGATAATAAGATTGTTATATCGTTTCCTTCTGCGGATAATTATGGTTCGCTTGCGAGAACATATTTATCAGTGTCACAGTATAATTCAAATGGTGTAAATCCAAACACTGAACCAACTAAGTGGTTAGATTATGGAAACAATGTTTATCCTGTATAATTTTAAAATGTAATTTAAAAATTTTTATTTTAATGAACAAACGGAATGTTATTCTGTTCTAAATAATTATACAAAGCAAATTCATCTTCCATATCGAGAAGTAAATTATTAAATTGATTTAATGTTCCTCGTCTCCCTCCGTGGAAACTTCTGGGATGATACCAAAGTAGCGAAAGCGAATTGGAAAATAACAAGCAGTTTCCGCGGGTTTCTTGTAACATTTGATTTTCTCTAACTTCTAAGACATTTATGACGTTTCTTTCTCTTATCCTATGATTGAAATAGCTATCTCTTTCATGTGGTTTTCGACCTCTGTAGTATATATCGTGATTACCATTATATACGTTATCGCCAATTTCGAAAATTGCATGATCATGATTAGCTGTGACACCTGGATACCTTGTACTATTATTATTCATATCCGTCTGGATTGAATAATAATAGTTAGGTGAACCAGGATTTAGGATTGTATGAGCTCGTCGTGGTCTGTCTGCCATTAGAGTTATTAAATTGTGAATTTTTTAGTGAATTTAAAGTCTAGGAAAGAATATTCCTTGGAATTTTCTTAGGAATAAATTATCCTAGGAATTTTCCTAGGATAATTTAGAATATTCTTTCCTATTATAATTATTTTCATAAATTTATACCAATTAAACTATGAACTACACAGACAAAAACGGAATGTTATGTGACATGTCCACTGCAGTGGATGAAGTCTACGAAGACTTGAGTAGATTTAACAGGTTTAAAAAACGTTTTTGTACTAACAATATATTTTTTATTAATAATAAAAGGTCATTAACCGAACTTGTGTATAAACCTTATAAATTTGCACGGAAATTTAATGTTGATTCAAATGATTCATTTGAATTAAATTGTAAAATTGTTGATGAATGTAGGATTGATGGATTTGCAAACTGGCAATACATGGGCGAGGGGCGACGAGTTGGTGTTGACAGGTGCAGATTATCAGCCTTTATGTGGGTTTATCATCAAGGAAATTGGGCCATGTATAGGACACCTAATAATACTGGTCGAATGGAGGATGTACCTGCAATTATTATACAAAAATTTGTTAGAGGATATATTGTTAGGAATAGTAATGGATGCGTATATATTTTGAAATAGTTAAAATAAGGATTTGTTTACGTTATAACACGGTTTTAAGCAAGGCGTCGGCGAGCATGCGAGCCCGCCGCGTCAGCAGTGTGTGACAGCTACTGCAGGAGTTGATTCTGATTGCCGAGCGCAGCGAGCCCCGGATGCACGCCCCTTGGGGCGTGCATAGCCGGTAGGCGAACGCAGCGCAGCGGAGTGAGCCGTAATGTCGGCTGATCACTAGGTAGGGTCATCAGTATTACCCCTACCTAGTGATCAAGATCAACCATGAAATCCTAGGAACCATTATTAAAGTTCCTAGGAATGTTCTTTGAATATTCCTAGGAATATATAATTGTCACAATTATATAATGTCCAGATGTCGAGCTTGGTGTTTCACTTTGAACAATTATGCGGAAGGAGATCTCGAGAAAATTTTAGAGATAACATGCAAGTATTGCGTGATAGGAAAAGAAGTTGGAGAGAGCGGTACTCCGCACTTGCAAGGTTACATTTACTTCGACACATTGAAGTCTCTGAATCAATTGCGAATATTGATTCCTGGGGCACATTTGGAGATAGCGAAGGGAACCGCACAAGAGAATTATGTTTATTGTACCAAGCAAGGGGATTTTCGAGAAATCGGTGTGGCGCCTGCTTCCACCACCGAGAAAGGAAATCGTGGGGCTGCAGCGATAGCGGAAAGATGGGAATTG